CAACTTTCTAGGTGTAGGTTGCTGGTATTATTCACACCCGCCGACTTTAATACAAATGAAACAGTGACTTCCGCTGTTAAAATAGGAGACAATGCTCAAGTTGTTGAATCAGACTCTTTTCAACAAATTGACACACATTTCCGGCCGACGCCCGGAAATTCGACGAATTCAGATTTCAGGAATTTCGTCAATCACCCCCTGAAGCTCTCTCACTTTACGTGGACTGCAGCGTCGGTAACGACTACTGTATCCACAGACCTTTTCAAAGATTATTTGGCGTTAGCAAATTCGAACCAGCTTGGTCCGAAGCTATCCAATTTTTCGTATGCTCATGCTACTCTTAAGCTTAAGGCGGTGATCCAAGGTCAACCGTTTGCCGGTGGGCAAATTGTGTTGACAGCTGAACCATCTGTTTATCTAACAGGATATGCCACTTCGACGCATGATTTGCTCGGTTCGAGTAAAGTTAATGCTAAGATTTTGCCGCATATTGTGATTGACCCTTCAAAGACAGCCACTTATGAGTTGGATCTTCCAATTTGTACGCCAACTGGTTTTTGGTCGATGAAGGACACCAATTACGGTTCTTATAGGCTCACGATTCATAATTTCAATACTCTTATTTCTGGAACTGCCACAGTTCCGACCGTCGGTATTTGTATTTACATGAGCTTGCAAGATCCTGTACTTGAAGGTCTCACCTTGCTTTCTTCTGCTTTTGATGGAGAGAAGAAAGAAGGAGGGATGCTTAGTACGCTTGTTAGAACCGCAGGTAAGATGGGCCCCCTCGCAGCAGCAGTTGTACCGGAGTTTTCTCCGGCTATTTCGTTGTTTTCTGCTGTTTCCGGACCTTTGGGAGATTTTCTACAATGGATGGGTTTTGCGAAACCTCCAATCGTAGATGTCACCGTGGTACCGTTAACGAGAGTGGTCGACAATTATTCGCAGTATGACGGACGCTCTACTGCCATAGTTTTGGGAGCGTCTCAGACGCAAAGTCTCGCTCTTAATCCGGCCGTCGGTGGCGGTAAGATTGAGGAGATGGAGTTGTCCAAGCTTGTTGCCATCCCAGGGTTATTCAGAACCTTCAATATCGCGCCTGCAGATCCGGTCGGTGCCGTAATTGCAACGTTACCA